CTCCGAGCGGCCACAGCTCGGCTACTGAGTATTCAACTCCATATCAAGGTGTAGGTGCTAGAGGTGTAAACAACCTCGCATCCAAGTTATTGCTCTCACTCCTGCCCCCAAATTCCCCATTCTTTCGTCTTCAAGTAGACGATCAGACCCTCACCGAACTGACTGGTCAGGAAGGTGCTAGAGCTAAGGTCGAAGAAGGTCTCAATCAGATTGAGCGTTCCGTAATGACGGAGATCGAAACATCTGGCCTTCGTTCCCCAATTTTTGAAGCTCTAAAGCACCTCATCGTTGCTGGCAACGTCCTAGTCTATCTCCCTAAAAGTGGTGGTATCCGTGTATATCGCCTCGACAGTTATGTCGTAAAACGTGATCCCTATGGGAATGTCCTAGAGATCATCACCAAAGAAGAAGTATCACCTGCCGTCCTCGAAGACAAAGAACTTGAAGCTATCGGTGCTAACCCAGAGTCAGACATGAAGTCCGAGTATGGGAAGAAGGTTGCTCTATACACTCATATGTACCTCGACGGTAACCGCTGGCGCATGTATCAAGAGATCAAGGGTCAAATCATCCCTGACTCTGGTGGTAGCTGGCCTATCGACAAATCACCCATGCTGGCCCTGCGCTGGACTAGGATCGACTCCGAGGACTACGGGCGGTCTTATGTAGATGAGTACCTCGGTGACCTGATCAGCCTCGAAGGGCTGTCAAAGGCCATTGTAGAGGCGTCTGCGGCGTCATCTAAGGTTCTCTTTATGGTGAACCCCAACGGTACGACCCGTATGCGTGACATTAGTCAGGCAGAGAATTGTGCAATCGTTGCTGGTAACGCCAATGAGGTGTCCGTCCTACAGACTGAAAAATACGCTGATATGCGTGTTGCCTACGATACCGTTAGAACCATCACTGAACGTCTGTCCTACGCTTTCCTTATGAACAGCGCAGTGCAACGGTCAGGTGAGCGTGTGACCGCTGAAGAAGTACGATTCATGGCAAAGGAACTCGAAGATGCCCTCGGCGGCGTCTATTCGATCCTTAGTCAGGAATTCCAGCTTCCTTTGGTCAACCGGTTGATGGATCGCATGACCAAAGCCAAGAGGCTCCCAGCTCTGCCGAAAGGTATTGTCCGTCCAGCTATTGTGACGGGACTAGAGGCACTGGGGCGTGGACATGATCTGAACAAGTACAACGCATTCCTCACTGCTTTGCAGCCCCTCGGCCCCGAAGCTGTGGCGCAGTACATGAACGTGTCTGACTACATCACACGTATTGGTACGGCACTGGGCATCGATATGGATGGACTTGTGAAGACCGAGGAAGACATTCAGGCCGAGCAACAGGCAGCAGCCGAGGCTCAACAGCAGATGATGGCGAATGAGACAATGGGCAGGATTGCAGAAAAAGCAACCCCAGCCGCCATGGAAATGGCCCAACAAGGAATGAATGATGGCAACGGAAACGGTTAATATCGATCCCCAAGACAATAACCCATCATTAGAAGAACAGGCTGCGCTTCAAGACGAGGCGCAGTCACCTTCTGATGAGGGAAAAATACTAGGTAAATTTGACTCATACGAGGAACTAGAGAAGGCTTATGAAGAACTGCAATCTAATTTCACGAAGTCTAGACAAACTGATGTGGCTGAAAGCGAAACTAGAAGTGCGGATTCTACTGATGCTGAGAACTCTGAAGAGTTTGCTCGAGAGGCTGTACAAGAAGCTGGTCTAGATTTTAACGCTCTCAGTAGTGAGTACTGGGAAAACGACGGTCTCACAGAACAGTCCTACGACTCCCTAGAGAAAGCTGGTATTCCCCGAGAAATCGTGGATAGCTTCATTGAGGGACAACAATCATTATTAAAATCCACAACCGCCGAGGTGTATTCATCTGTCGGTGGTGAGGAAAGTTACAACTCAATGGTTGGTTGGGCAGCAGATAACCTGTCAGAAGGACAGATTGATGCCTACAACCGAGCAGTAAATAGCGGCGACATGGAACAAACCAAGTTCGCTGTTCAAGGTCTCCGCTCTATGTATGAGGCCAATCAAGGCGTCGAACCAGCTCGTAACTTGGCTGGTCACTCACGCCCCTCTGTCGATGCTTATTCGAGCCTAGCTCAGATGAAGTCAGATATGGCAGATCCCCGATACAGCTCTGATCCTGCGTTCCGTGATCAAGTCGCAGCAAAGCTGTCTCGCTCCAACATCATGTAAAGGAAATTAGTATGGCTAGGGATTATGCAGCGGAATACGCTGACTACCATTCCAAGCCCGAGCAAAAGAAGCGACGGGCAGGACGAAACGCAGCTCGTCGTTTGATGATAAAAAAGGGCATGGTTCGCAAAGGTGACGGTAAAGACGTTCACCATCGAGACCGCAATACCCTTAATAACTCAGCTAACAACCTTTCAGTTATGTCTCGAAATAAAAATCGAGGCATGAAGACCTAAAGAACACAGACCATTTGTACTTTTTGGCTCTCTGCGGAGAACAACCTCGAAGGAAAGGTGGCGAGTAATCTGAGGTTCACCCCTTACTTTTAACTCGTACAATTGAGGTACAAAAATGGCTAACGCTACTCCTTCACGCTTAGGCGCACTGAACGGCGGCTCCGATAAGGACGCCCTGTTTCTCAAAGTCTTTTCTGGTGAAGTTCTGACTGCATTTGAGCAGCAGACCATCATGATGGACAAACATCAAGTTCGCACCATTGCGAATGGTAAATCAGCACAGTTCCCAGTTATGGGACGCACCTCTGCTGCTTACCACACTCCAGGCAACGAGATCACTGGTGACAGCATCAATCATGCTGAAAAAGTAATCACCATCAACGACCTTCTCTTGGCTTCTACCTTCATTGCCAACATCGACGAAGCAAAGAACCATTACGATGTTCGTTCCGTATACTCTCGTGAGATGGGTATCGCACTGGCTAACCAGATGGACAAGCACATCTTGCAGACCATCATTCAGGCTGCTAACGACGCAACCCCAACCGTAACTGGCGAAGCCGATATGATCGGTGAGGTAATCACCTCCGCTAACTCAGGCACTGACGCTGATACACTGATTTCAGCAATCTTCGATGCAGCGCAAGCTCTCGATGAGAAGAACGTACCTGAAGATAACCGTTATGTTGTTGTAAAGCCCGAGCAGTATTATCTGCTTGCTAACAGTAGCAAGGTTATCAATGTTGACTTCGGCAACGGCGGTAACGGTTCAACCGCTTCAGGCCGTGTCATGCAAGTTGCTGGCATCAATGTCCTGAAGTCAAACAACCTCCCAACCTCTAACATTACTACTGGTGTTGAAGCTGGTACTTCTGCCCGTCAGGCAGTTGATGCTTCCAACACTACAGCATTGGTATTCCACCCATCTGCTGCCGGTACTGTTAAGTTGATGGACTTGGCTACAGAGTCTGAGTACGACATCCGTCGTCAGGGTACTCTGATGGTTGCTAAGTATGCTGTAGGTCACGGCGTACTGCGTAACGAAGCAGCCGTGCAGATTCAGTCTGCCTAAGCTAACGATTAGAGAGGCTCCTTCGGGGGTCTCTCTTTTTATTTAAGAGGATAACATGGCACTGACCCCCACTACTAAACTAGAGGCCGTGAACGTCTGCCTAACAAATATAGGCGAAGCTCCTGTAGCCTCGCTATCTGGCCTTCAGGTGGATGCTCAGGTTGCCTCCTCAATAATTGATGAAGTGTCCCGTGAGGTGCAGTCAAATGGCTGGCACTGGAATACTGAGGTTCACACCATCTCCCCCAACATTTCTAATCAAATCCTGCTTCCTGCAAACACACTGCGTGTTGACACTGTGGAGAACGACAGGAGTCTGGATGTCGTGCAGCGAGGCATGAAGCTGTATGATCGGAAGGACAACACTTATATATTTTCAGGATCACTACGCTTGCATCTAACCATGGTGCTTGATTTTGATGAAATACCAGAAGCAGCTCGTCGTTATATTACGATGAGGTCTTCCCGAGTTTTCCAAGAGCGCACCCTTGGTTCTGAATCTCTCTCAAAGTTCAACCGTGGTGATGAACAGCAAGCATGGGCTTTGCTGCAACACGAAGAAGCTGAGACAGGGGATCACAATATGATCACTGACAGTTATTCGACATATTCAACTGTGGCTCGAGTAGCCCCCGTGAGGAGGACTTACTAATGGCTCTTGTTGCTGGC